ACCTTGCCAGCAATCTGCCCGCTGCCACTCGTTGATTTGCGTCGGTAGGTGCGTCGGCAGTCCTTGCACACAAAACTCTGCCCAGCGGCCCGTTCAATTGTCTGAAAGCCCTTACCGCCGCAGTACGGGCAAACCATATCTGGCGGCCTGATTACCCTTTTGACGTTCATCTCGCCACCCTCGTCCGATTTAACACTGGGATTAATGCTGCATCTTTAATAGTCCAACCAGACTTAAATATTCTTGAACAAAATCGGTTGTAATCAATGTTTGATTTTTCGGCAATTTCAATCAAACAAAGCATTTCGCCATTAAATAAAAATTTCTTAGTGTTTCGTTTGTTTCTGTTTTGTTGGCTATCAGTTGCCCAGCGGCAGTTTTCATTTGAGTAATCACCATTAACGTCAATGCGGTCTAGGCTATGACCTTCTGGCTTTTTTCCCATATCAAAAAAGAAATTTTCAAAATCATTCCACCGATCACAAACCTTTATTCCACGCCCTCCATACAAATCATAATTGCCAGCAGATTTTGTATTGCATCTGTTCCGCATTGACTGCCATGTATTCCACTCTGGCGTGTCTGTCATTCCATGTTTGCATTTTCTCATCGCGTAATCCTCGTCTGGTATTCGCACCACGATCTGACCGTCCACATACTCACATCATAAAAAGCGCCTATTTGGGCATAAGAGCGCCCAAACCGCTGCCGCTGGTGTCGGGCTTCCTGCACTATGCTGAATGGTATTTTTGCCTTGTGGTGCATTAGATTAACTCCATCTTAAAGTGACGGTTTATCGACCAAAACCATACCGTAATTATTTATACCTTGCGGCACACTTACTCCATTTCGCAAAATTAATTTATTGCGCTTGAATGGCTTGTAATTAACTTGATGATGCCAACGGCCAAACTTCCACGTTACGCGGCTAACATCAGGATGCATTTCGGCTAATGCTTCGGCCATCTTTTTTCTTCCGTCGTCGGCATAAAGTTCGTCCGTGTTGCCGCCCTTCATTCGCATCGTCGTGACTTTTCCGGCCAGAAAAGCATTAAACAGAATGGTGCAATAACCGTCTTTTAATACCCTTATAGAAAGGTCTGTGTCCTCGTTGTATCTCCCACGCCACCTGTATGGAATATCGTTTTTTATTAAAATGCAGGAGTAAATGCGCGTGTTCAAATAAAACGGAGGCAGTCGTTCCGTTGATTTGCAAAATGAATGGTAGTTAAACCCCGCAATCGCAACATTTTTAAATCTGCAAACGAAATCTTCTGCGGCCTTAAAAATGGCTCCGGTTCTCACTTCGGGCCTCATGTTTCTATTGAGCCTGTTAAATGCCTCAATATTGTCGTCAAGAATCCAATGCCTATCAAATCCTCTTTCAATAGAATTACTCCATACCCAATTCCTCGCGGGAATTGAGCCTTGCCCTAAATTTGAAAATGGAAGCGTTAATATTTTATTTTCATCAACATTTAACGCGTATTTTTCAAATTCTTGCGGCTCGACTACCAGTCTATAAGGAACCTTCATTTTGTCTAGAGTTCTGGCCGTTAGATTGCTGTGAGCGCGACCTTTTGAAATAATGTAAACCGGAAAATCAGGATTCATTGGAATATACCTTGCGCGTTGTAGTTCCCCTCTCAAGCGCAGGATGCCACATGCTTTTTGTTTTTTTGTTTAGTTTCTGCCCTACAATTTGTGCAAAATTTTCAAGATCGTCGGCGGTTGAAAACCGAATTATTATCGTCGCATACGGTTCAATTTTTTCTTGCACGAATTCAGGCATACCAACCCATAATTCGTTAGGTAAATCGCCAGTTTGAAACAATGCAGACTGAAGTTTTTCAACAACAAACATTCGTTCCTTTGTCATTGTTATACACTCCCCCTCTGGCATTTCCCCGCCTTCCGGCGCCCTCGTTCCATCGCCTGAAATGCCTTGTCAGCAATGACAACGCGCCGACCGGCGAGGATAGCGGTTGAGATTTTCCCGTTATTAATTAGTGTGTTAATCCATTGTCGACTGACTTTCAGCCTTGCTGCCGCATCTTTCACCATGATATACATAAACCCTCCAAGTTGACCAAAAGACAAGAAATGCACAATAACACAAATTATTTTAAAAAGGTTGTTGACTTCAAGTAAACAGGTGTCTATTATTCACACATCGCAGCAAACAACCTACCAACCGAAAGGAAACAAAATGAAACTCTACTCAGTAAAAAAATCAGAATTGACCACCATCGCTGACCAAATCGAGGCGTTTGCTAAGTCAGCATTGACAGCATGGATCATTCTCGGTCAATCAGAAAAATACGAACAAGACATGGCGCAAGTGCGAGCGTTGCGTAATGCCGCTGATGCCAAAAGCGTGTGGCTGCGCCGCGAGATTCTTCGCACCGCTGGCTTCTCACTGTAAAACCGCCGCGCCCTTTCGGGGGCGCACCCAACCGACCAACCGAAAGGAATTACCATGTCAATAGAACCCTGCCTCTGCGGTGCCACAGACTGCCCCAAGTGCTACCGCAACGCCACAAGCCGAGAAGTGTCAGACGATGATCGAGCAGACGCACTCGATGACATAGTCGAGGAAGTGCTCGACACCGGCAAATTCCCGCAGCTCGGCCGCACTGAAGTCGATCTGTATGAATTTGTCACCGAGGAATTAGACAGCAGCTTTGCTTATGAGCTGGTGGTCGCTGCCCTCGGAAACAACAAACCCGCCCTTGAAGCTCGCATTGAGCGCCTCTACGACCAAGTGCAAGCCATGCTCAAAAAACACTTAGAAGATAGCGATTGCGTCGAAGAAATGGCGCAAGACATAGCCGACGATCGGGGGCAAATATGAAACAGATTATTCTTGATTGTGTTTTAGGGTTAGTGACGTTCGCATCATTATGGATTTTTGTTGTTTTACTGTTCTCATTAAATTAACGGAGGAATCATGGCTATAAACCTGCAATCAGTAAGCCGCAACACCAGCATCCAGCCGCCTCGCATTATGGTCTACGGCCCGCATGGGTTGGGCAAGACAACCTTCGGCGCCAGCGCACCAAACCCGATATTCATCCTAACTGAAGATGGCCTCGGGCGCCTTGAAGCGGATCATTTCCCGCTAGCGACCAAGTTCTCAGATGTTCAGGAATCCTTAAAAGCTCTGCAAGGCGAGCACGACTTCCAGACCGTGGTAATTGACAGCCTCGACTGGCTGGATAACCTGATCTGGGAACAGATCAACACGCAGTATGAAGCAAAAGACCTTGCCTACGGTAAAGGTGCGGTGATCGCCGCGGATCTCTGGCGCAAGATCCTTGACGATCTAACCGCCCTGCGTAGCAAAGGCATGGCGTCCATCCTGCTGGCACACTGCGAGATCAAGCGGTTCGACTCGCCAGAAGTTGAGCCTTACGAAAGATATCAGCCTAAGCTGCAAGCCCGCAGCAGCGCACTGGTGCAGGAATGGTGCGATGTGGTGGGCTTTGCAAACTACAAGACGATCGTCAAATCGTCAGATGTGGGTTTCAACAATAAGGTGAGCCGCGGCATCAGCACCGGCGAGCGCCTGCTCTACACGTCCGAGAAACCTGCTTATCTCGCAAAGAATCGTTACAGCCTGCCGGACAGCCTGCCGCTTGATTGGTCGGCCCTAGCAGATGCAATGACAACCGCAGCACCCGCAGCATCCAACCAAACTAAAGGAAAATAAATCATGGCCTCACTTAATTTCAACGCCGCAGCAATTGAGCCGCAACAGTCCTTCGACGCCCTGCCCGCTGGCCGCTACGAGGTAATAATCACCGACAGCGAGATGAAGGAAACAAAGCCGGAACCGGCGCCTACCTGATGCTGACAATGGAGGTGATCGGCGACACCAAGCACAGCAACCGGAAACTCTGGACCAGGTTGAATCTGGTCAACCCGAACGCCACCGCGGTCCAGATTGCCGAGCGCGAGCTGTCAGCTATTTGTCACTGCGTCGGCATTATGGAACCAGGCGACAGCGAGGAATTGCACAACATTCCCCTCACGGTTGATGTGGTGCAGGAGCTGAATCCGCAGTCAGGCCAGATGACCAACCGCATCAAGGGGTATTCAACGGCCACTGGCGCACCGGCGCCTAAACCGTCAGCAGCTAAACCGGCAGCACCGGCAGGCTTTGCGACCGGCAAAGTCGCGGCAGCCACGCCCTGGGCAAAGAAGTAATCAACCTGCTGGGGCGGCAACGCCCCGGCGTTACGGAGGAATAATGAAACGCAAAACAAAAAGTTTTAATGAAATGCTTTGGGAAAATGAAGATTCACTTACGCTAGAAGAAATTAAAAAAGAAATAAAAGAATACAAAGACGATCAAAGTTTTTGCATTAATGGTTTAAATAATATTAAAAGTAAATATAAAAAAGAATTACATCCTATTGATTCTTATTGTCTTGGTGAAATTGAGATTCAATTGTTATGGCAAAATTCAGTTATTAAAAACTTGTTAAAAATTATAAAAACAATTAAATAATTACGGAGGAATCATGGCAGAATTACCAGAACCGCAGAATAGCACCAGATCCGCTATATTTCGGCACTACGAGCAGACTGCCGACCGGCAGGGGCGCCCGCATCTCGGCGCATCTGAGATCGGCCACGAATGCGACAGATACTTGTGGCTTAGTTTCAGATGGGCAAAACCGGCAGACTTTGACGGCCGGATGCTGCGCCTGTTTGACACTGGAAACCACCAGGAACCGCGCTTGATTGCCGACCTGCGTGCGATCGGCGTCGAGGTGTGGGATAAGGATCAG